GATAACCAAAAACGTTTGAACTTAAAATATTTTGGTTACTATCTAAAATAAAATACTCAAGATAATCAGTTGAAGGATCAAATGCAACATCAATATTTGTTGATGCTATTAAATTATTATCTTCTGACGAATATTCTTGATATTCAAAAGATATTGGATCTACCGGGTTTATATTAACTATTTTGGCCATTTTATTTTTGTAAAGTTGTAATTGTTTGAAGTAAACTTACATTTTCACCTTTAAGTTGTGTTATTTCTTCTAATAACGATTGTATTAATTCATCGTTTTGAGCGTTACCTATGTATGCAGTACTTGTTTTTATAAGATACTCATGAGAATTTGTATCTCCAAACTGAGGTATAACATAAAATAATTCTAGATAGTAGTTAAAGAAATCTTCAACTGAAATAGTGGGTTGAGTAACATCTACAACTGGGTCGATTAATTGTGTAAACGAAGTATCAATTACTTTTGGGTATTGATTCTTACTATATACTTTTTTTGTTAAATTAATCTTATCCATTTACTATTTTAAAATAAAAATTATCATTAAATTCAAATGTTGATCCATTTATTGTGGTTTTGATAAAGATTTCATAATATCTTTCTGTTTCAAATCCACTCATATCTAAATTAAAGTAACTACTAGTATCATCCGCACTCAATTTAGTATATTGAGTATCAAAATCTATTACATAGTCATTAGTAGTCAAATCCTTTACAGCATAATATGAACTTGTAGGTAAATAATAATTATTTGTAAAATATGAGGATGTTGAGAATACTCTATTAGGGTAAGTAGGTCTAGCATTTACTCTAAATTTATTAATACTACTTGGATAAAAAATACCTGGGTTTTCGGCTACTGAGATAGTAGCAGGGATAGTATTTATGATAGTTTGAGTTGATGAACCAGTATTAAATGTAAAATCTACCCATTTAAATTCTAAACATGGAGGATAAATAGTATGAGTATCAACTGAGAAATATTTTAGATTAGGTTGTACATTTACATTATCAACAAATTCTACATCTTGTTTTAAGATAAATCCATTATTAGGAATAGAACTAGAATACCAAGCATGTAGTACATTAGTTACATTTATGTTTATATCTTTATCACTCCAATATCCAAATGTTTGAGAACCACTATATGAACCTGAAATATACCAAGTTCCTCCGCCTGCATCTGATGATGTAGAATATGAACCTGTACTTCCAGCTGCGAAAGAAGAAGTTGTCCATCTAGTAGAACCTTGATAATCCCTCCAAACCCAACTACATCCATTTTGAGTTTCAGGTGAGTTAGAAAACTTACCTGTTCCCATATTCCATGATCCGGATACTGGAAATACCATAATTGTGGTATCTAAATTTAATCCGTCTTCATTGGCCACAAAACATCTTAGATTAGATTGCCAAGTTGAACTTGAAATTTTAGTGTTTATTACATCGTTAATTTCACTTGTGAAAAATTGGATCAAAAACCTACTTGCTTGAGGAGCAGGTTTACCTAAATCTCCTACAACTAATGATGCCTCTAGGATTTCGTCCAATCCAGTATTCATTTCTTCATATAATGAGTATAGAGTTGCGTCTTTTTCAGGAAAAATTTTATATACAGCCATTCTTTATTTATTTATTTTATATTAAAAACTGCCAACCCTCCCAACAATATCTGTATTGAGGTACTTAACTTCAAAAATACTAGGATCTAAACTAGGATAAACTACGTTATTAATAGTTGCTGCTTTTGTATCATATGCATATTTACTATATCCTAAATTTTCTCCTACTTTATTTACTATTTCTACCTTATTTACTGTTTGTACTCCTTCTATTTTATCTAATAATATATTTAAATCTCTTAAAAGAATGGGTTGGTTTATTTGCCAGTTATCTATAGCAAAATAATTTTTTAAAGCAGTAATGCAATTAACTAAAACTTCATTATTATTATAATCAGGTAATACTATTATTTCAAAGTTAACTCCAATATTAATTATGAATCCGTCTTTTATATTTACAACATCATTTACCATTCTATATTGAGATAGATAAGTTGAAATATTTTGTTTTAATGCAGTAGAAGGAACTCGTAATGTTTTATCAGCATTATAACTTAAAGCATATAAATCTAAAATTGAATTAGTTTCACCGACTGAAATATTTTGTGCTTTTGTTGTTTCAACATATGCCTTAGCAATGGCTCCGTATTTGGCAGGCATTGATAATACTCTAACTAAATAATCATCTGAAGTTACATTTCTTAATTGGGTACTAAAATTTGCAGATGCATTTTGACGGATTTCCTCTATTGTATCTCCATCCCCTCCTCCATCAGCTGCAGAAGCATTGTTTACTGCTAATGATGCAAAAATATAATTGGCTGTAGGTGTAGGTAAGTTATTTTTAAGAAATTTAATATCTCCTGAAATTTTAGTTAAGGTATTTGCAGGGGTATTTGCTGTTGCCCCTCCTCCAGTTAAATATCTAACAGTTAAAGTAGTATTGGAAGGAGCAATTCCATATGTTTTAGTAAAAATAAAGTTTGATGGTGAATATGCTGTATTTAGTTTTTGTCTTTCAAATGGTAATCCTAAACCTACATTATCAGGATTAGGTACTACTGTTTCATCTGTATCACTAGAAGTTCCTGCACCAAATTGTAACTGTAAAGATCCAGAATCTATTAATCTTGTTGCAAATCTCCTTTGTACTTTTTTTAATTTTAATAAATATGGAGCGTCTCCAGCTGTACTAAAGTTAGGATCATTGGGGTTAGTATTCTTTATAGAATCGTAAATTGTTTCTTGTGCTAAATAATCTACCTCATACCATTCATTATTATCAGAATCCAATACATCTAATATTCCTACTATTCTATTAGCACTAATATTAACAGTTGAAAATTTAACCGGGCTTCCAAAGCTAAAAGTAGTAGTATTAATTGTTGATGAAATTGCTTTTCTTGTTTTCTTTAAAAGGAAAAATGTTGGGTTTCCAGCTGAAATAGCATATACACTTACTTCAGTAGGATCAGCTGAGCTAGATACTGAGAAATCTATAGGATCTTCTATAATAAAATTAGAAGCACCTGTTAATGGAGATGAAATTACTGCATTCTCGTTTATAAAGAGAGTATAGTCAAAATCAGGAATATAATTACCACCTGATAGTTTTGATGGAACTTGTTGATAAAAATCTATATCTGCAGTAGCAACTTGAGTAACGTTGGGTTTGTATCCTAACATATATGCTAACTCAAATAAATTATTATTTTGACGAGCATATTGTAAATAATTCTCTTGAATTTGATTATCAAGATAAAAAGATAAAACATCACCAACGTAGGCCGCCATTTCCATGAACATCATTCCAGGAGATGATGGACTAAAGTCATTATATGTTGTTGGAAAATATGTTCTAGCATAATCAATCAGATTAGCTCTAAATTCTGTAAAATCTTTATTAAGATATTTTATATTTCTTTTTACTGCCATTTTATATAAATGATATTTGAATTTGATCAACTATCCCTGTGTGTATTACTTGGTATTGCATAGTAACTATTATTTCATTATTATCCGGATTTTGTAATACTTCTAAAGTAACTATAGAAACTGAAGGGAAATAAATTGCTACTTGACTTTGAATATCTTCTTTTAATCCTTCAATATTTCCATTAGATATTTGTTCAAAAATAAAAGATCTAAGATTAGCTCCAAAATCCGGGTTTAAAAATCTTTCTGTGCTATTTGTAAGGAAAAAATTTAATAAATTATTTCTAATAGCATCTTGAGTGGTATAGGTTGAAAAAAAAGTTCCTGGAGCATTAAATGGAAGAGAAACCCCAACAGCAGTACTTGGTAAAGTGTCAATTGGAAAAATACGTTGAGGATTATATGCCATTATTTATTATCTCTTACCTATTAAGTTCATTATTTGATCCATACCTAAATCTCCTGAAGGAAGAGTTCCATTTACTGGGTCTACACTTGTAGGAACAAAAGTTTGAACATCATTAGAAGTAAACGCTCTTTGAGTTTCTCCCAAAATATTTTGGATTGCCGCTCTACGATCAAATCCACTCATTTCTGAGGGTGGGGAACTAATTGTTCTCATCTGCTCATTAACCATATTTCCTTTTGGTGATTTTAATGCTTCTAAAAGAATGTCTTTTAATTCTTCTTGAATTGACTCTCTTACTGCTTCTTTGATTATTTTTTTAAATTTTGTTACATCCATGTTTATAAATATTTGATTAAAAAACTTTTAATACGCTTTTAAGCTATCTCTATCGATTATTAATTTGAGTTCTTCTATTAAAATCTGATCATCTGTTGTAAAAGATAGAGGTGTTTGAATTAATGTAATGTTGTCTTGATTTTTACCCACTGCACGTTTACGATCCACAGTTGGAGTATAGGGTACTTTTTCTATTTCAATAATAAACCCATTATATGTTATGTTATTCTGCGTTTTTTCTGCTTGTTTTTGTAGGTCGGCGATCTTGATTAAATCGGGGGAAATCGGTAGTAAATCGTTTGAAACATATTTGTTACACGCTTTAATTTTACCATCAACACTATTTAAAACGGTTACGATCTGAAGGATATAATTATTTACCATTGATATAGATAACGAAGCAGATGCTACTACAGATTTATAACTTTCTATGGTAGCTTTACCTGTAGCAGAAAATGTTAATTTATTAATGAGGTCTCCTAAATCACTTAAGGTTGCAGGAACAGCTCCAGGTATTAATGGTACAGCTTTAGCGGCTGCTGAAACTGCTGTTTTTGTTGTTTGTATTGTCGTAATAACTCCAGTTAACGTTGAAATGATTTTATTAATACCATCAATTACTTTTGTTAAAGTATTTAATGTTTTTGAAACACCATTAAGTGAACTAGTTATTCCATTTCTTGCCTCTATTATTCCTTTTAATTTAGCATCAGTAGGACATATATCTAATTTTTGTAATAAACTTAGGGCTTGTGGAAGGAATAAAGTTGCTATTTGTATTCCTAAATTTAAAATTAATTTTGGGATTTTTGCTGTGCCTTTTAATTTTAAAGAAGTAGGAGCAGCATTTAAAATATCTTTAGCTTTAAAACCTCTTAATCCTTGTAATGATATTTTAACCTTTTCTGCCTTAACTTTAATTTTAATATCTATTTCTGGAAGTGTTGGCCTTGGAATTTTTGGAAGATCAGGTTTAGGGATATTTGGTTTAGGAATCTTAGGTATACTTAAAGAAGTAGGAACAGCACCTAAAAGGCCTTTAACATTTTCGGCTTTATTTTTAATTTCGGCAGCAGCTGCCTTAGTATCTTCAGCTTTCTTTTTAGTTTCAGCCTCTATTTCTAGAATTGTTTTTGCAGATATAGGCATTATATAGTATAATTATTATTAGACTTGGCACCTTCAAGCTTCTTGTTTGTAATTATATCTTCTAAAAATACATTCATTGAAGTAGCCGCAACATTTAGTGTGCCCAAAGAAGTACCTTCGGCTGTTGATACTACATCCTTACATACTTTCATAAATTCATTTAGATTATTAACTAATTCTGTTATTAATTTAATCGTTGTATCTCCTAATAATACGGGTTCAGTAGCATCTTTTGATCCTAAGAATAATTTTCCAGATTGTATTATTACATTTCCGGCAGTATCAAAATTTATAGAATCAACAGCATTTAAATTTATTGATTTTTTAGAACTTAATAATATATGATCTGTTTTAGAATTAAATATCAAACGACCTGAATTTAGTGCTATTTGAGGACCACTATATTGATTAGGTGAATCTGGTTTATTGGTTTTATAACTAAAATAATCTGTAGGAGATGATGATATTATAGGTAATTTTTGAGTGCTGGTAATGTATAATGATGATATATCTTTATTAATATTTTCAGTAATAGGAATCCACCCTTCAGGACTAGCATCTACTGATTGTCCATTTCTAATGATTAATATTGGGTCGCCATCAGTACCATTACTTGACCAAGTGTTAGGAGTATTTTTAACGGTTGAACCTATTCTAATACTATTACCCCATCTCCCTTCATGAATTATATCTCCTTCGAATGGTAATATAGGATGAATGTTTGATTTTTCTTCAAATGTTTTTCCTAAATTTATTTTAGTAGATTGATTCGTTGCTCTACTAACACTTCCTCTTCCTGTTTGTTGATAATCTTTTTGTTGGGATGGAGGGGGGGAGTTTGGGTTGTTGGGATGAGCATTATGGTGAGGATGATTCCAAAGAGGTATTGCACTTGTATAATAATTTTGGGTACTTGTAGTTGATGAACCTATTCCAGTATTAGGCATTGATTGTAATACTACAATCTCATTTTTTAATGGATAGTGTTTTATATTAGGATTAATGGGACGAGCAGTAGGATATATAACTAATTCCTGAGGATTTTCGACACTTTGATATTCTATGGTTCCTAAACCGTTCCACCCTCCTAACTCATTAAATCTTGGGTGTTTATCATCTAGAACTATACTTATTACTCTTACAGCAGTATTATTAGCACCACCATTAGATAAATTATTCCCTAAATTAGAAGTAGATGAATTTAAATTATTATTTAGGGCACTAAATCCATACCTACTTTTCGCCATCTTCCTTATTTTTATCGTGAAGTTTACTTATGTCAGATAGAAGTTGTTGTTTTTCTTCTTCTGAAATTCCATATGATTCATCAGATGATGTTCCTGAGGATTGTAGAGATCTTTGAATAATAGTAGCCATTTTTATAAGCTGCTCATCATTTTTAATACCCATTTCTAAATAATCTCTAATTAATGGAACCACTAAAGTAGCGTCCCCTATTTCTGAGATTAGTGGTTTTAATTCATTTATTAAATTTGAGATTTGATTTTCTTTCTTCTTTTGGTTGGTGTAAATTTCTTCCAAAATATCTCCGAATTTCTTCTTCCCGAATATTGTTGCGTCTAGGCTTTTAGGTTTCATTTATAATAAATATTACACAGTCTAAAACTTAAAATAACCATATTCTAAATAGAATGTATATTTTTTCTTAAAATTATCACGTAGTATATTTGATATTTTAGTTATTTTTGGAGCTTTAACATCTATTATTTCTCTTATGTAAATGTATAGTGCTTTTTTATTAAAAATATCTATGGTTTCTCTACTACGAAATAATTCTAAAATAGCATCTGCCACACAAGCATCTTGAGGTTTGGGAAATAAAGTAAATAAATTATCGGAACAATAATCTATCCATAAATCAGTAAATTTAGACAATTTATCTACAGGTGTATAGTCAGAATATAATGGATCATTAATATCTATTTCCGTTTCATTTTCTATCAGATTTGAATTTAAAGAATTTATAGCAATATTTTCCTCAAGTCTTTCCTTATCTTTTTCGCTATGACCATTCATTGAAATTACTTCAATTCTTTTTTTATAGTTTTTCTTATTATTTAAAATTAAATATCGTTTTACAATAGTTCCAAAATATGAGTATGCTTTTGCTCCTCTAGATGGGTCGAAAAGGTGGATTTTAGATAATAGGAAAATTATAATTTCATGTTGAAGATCCTCAATATTATCTACTTCAGTATAGTAAAATTTAAAGGTATGGATAATATTTTCAGTTAACTTAAAAAAAGCATAATGAATTTTATTCTCATATATCTTACTACGAATGTCTGTATCTATAGTATTATTATATAGTACAATTGCGTCTTCTGTCTCTTGTGTAAAGTAATTTTTACTTTTTTTCTTTCTTTTTAACTCAACCATAGTTATAGATCAATTTTAAATGTATTCAACTCAGATTGAATCTTTTTAATAAATGTGAAGAAAAATCCAACTTCATCATCACTTTTAAATGTTCCTTTTTCATCTACCTTATTTAGTAGTTTATCTGACTCATTAACAGCGTCTGTGAATTTGGTAATATATTCCTGATATGATATAATGACGTCTTCCATCCTTTCTTGTTTCTTTAAAAGGTTAAGAATAACAAATACTAAGACTCCTATAATTAGTAATAATAAAATACTGAAATAGATCATAATTAAATATTGTTTAACATGTTTTTCAAACCTTCGCTCTTTATAGAACCTAATGCTTTGCTCTTATTTCCGTTTTCCTTTTTTATAGAAAAATTATTATCTTTTTTAGGGGTATCATTTCTGAACTTATGTAAGTACTCTACTTCAAATTCTATCCTAGCGGCCATTAAATCGGCTTGATGAACGATATAAGGTAATGATGTCCTTGGTTTTTGTTCAGGAGTATAAGCCATTAGATATTTTTTATTAGCTTCATCATATAAACCATCATGTATCTGAATAGTAATCATTTCATTAAATGAATACTGAATTCCATGTGATTGTAATAAATATAATCCTCTATCAGGAACAGATGCAAAGGGTAATTTAGTATTAAAGGTATAATCTTCACCTAATTTATCTCTTCTCCATGTATCAGTCTGTGGGATGTATGCCTCATTTTCTTCATCACCTAACTTTCCTAAGTCATGATTTAATGCTGAAAATACTAATTCTTCAAGGGTATATGTTGAAGTATCTACACCATGTTTTTCCCAAAGTTTATGTAAGTCTAAAGCACATTCAATAACTCTTCTAACGTGGTCATAATATCCACCTTCAAAAGCACTATGATATTCCTTTTTATGACTTGCAGGCATCATTGTTAATCTTTCATCATATTTCTGATAGAATTCTAATACCTTTTCCTTACGTGGTGACGTAATATAATCTTGAATACAGTCAAGTATCCAGTTCCTATTTTCTAGGATTTTTTCTGCTATTAATTTCATAACTATTTTATTTTTAAAGATATGGATTCATTTCTTCAGCTGACATTGGTTCTCTTTCGATAAACGCTTTCAATTCTGATAGTTCTTCCTCTGCCAATGCTAATGTATCTAGATATTCATTTAGTTCAGCTCCTCTTTGTACACAAAACTTTAATTGTTTCAATTTCCCTTCTATGTTTTCTACTTTTTTTAAAACTGTATTTCTGTTTCTCATTATTTAATATGTTTAATTGTTTATAATTTTCTTAAGTTAATGAAGATTTCTTGGGTCTCCAAATTTTTCTTTAATTTTCTCGAAAGTTCTTTATTTTGCATATGAAAGCACATTTCTCATATTCCTCCATCATTTCGAAGTATTTCATTGATTTATTTAATCCCATATCAAATTCTTTTTCCTTTATATTTTTAATTACTAGGATATCATATTCTTGATTTAAATCTAGTTCTGAAAGGTATTTCCATGCCGTATTATAGACTAAGTGATTACTAATTTCAGCGATATTTGATTCATCAACGTTAATATTTTTTAGAAGTTTATTCATCTTCTTTTCTAAGACCTCACTGTTTAAAAACGATTTTATAAACATTCGGGCGTTGTATTCAGGTAACCGAGTAAAGTCGATTAAAACGTCGTTTATGGTCTTTTTATCGCCTTCATTATATTTGTCACCAAATAAGTCAAAAATTTTATTTACATCCATATTAATAAATATTGTGAGAAAGAAGAACCCACAAATGTTGTGGGTCTTTATTGGTTTTTTTTTATTAAAAGTAATGTTTATTTTATTGTTTTTCTTGTTTTTGCGTACCAAAATAATATGAGAATATCATTAGAGTTAGTGTCTTAATTAAGTCAAATAGTTGATCATTTTGGTGATCAGATAATAATGGCATTCCAAATGCTATTACTTTATCTACTATAAATACACCAACTAATGCTGCAAATACTAATAATATAAACCTAACAAGAATATCCTTTGTAGAGTTTACAAAAAGTTTATTTACGTAATATACACCAGACGTTATAAAAGCAATGCCAAACATTACAGCAAAAGTAGTTAGCCATACATTTCCAGTACTAAACATTATTTAAGTAAGTTATAATATTCATTAAAATGTTTGATACGATCTGGTAAGCCAATTACACCACCATTTACTCTTTTAGTTACAGAAGTTACTGTAGCCTCTGTTGCTCCAGCATCAGCCATTTTATGTAAACCATTTTTATGGAAAAACCAAGCTGCTGATAATAATGGGTATTGAGTAGCAACTAAGTCAGGAGTTGCAGTAAGATCTACTTCAATAGCTTTTCCAAAATTAGTATAATTTTCTTTACCAGTTAATTGAATAAAACCTCTACCACAAAATTTATAACCATCACCTGAAGCCTCATCACCATTCAACATTCTATTTGCATAGACTTTGTTAGCTATTTTTTCAGGTTTTCTTTCATAAGCCAAAGCTAAAGCATCAGTTGGGAAATATTTACCAAAAATAGTTCTTAATCCCTTTGCTCCGTAGTTTAAATTTTCTCTTAACACTTTAAATCCACCTGATTCGTGACCACATTGAGCTAAAAAGTGAGCTAAACGTAATGGGGTGTTGATTTCAAATTTAGTTTGAATGCTTGGAATTTGAGCTATAACGCTATCCGGAATGTGTCCTTTTAATTTTTCTAAGTTCATAATTTATTATTTATATTTTTTTACAATAGATGTACAACTATCAAGTGTATTTTTATATTTAGGTGAATATGTTTCCTTGATAATTTTAGTTTTTTCTTGTGTGACAGTGACTGAAGCTATTCTTGCATCCACTCTGATACTATCATCCATTATATAAGGTCTGATTACAGGCATTGGTTTAATTACCACTTGCTCTGTTCTCATCATTGTAGCGTTTGTCATTTCTTCTAATAATGAGGCTACACTAATTAAGTCTTTTTGCTTATTGTTATTTTGTTCTATAAGATCATTATTAATACTCATTAATTCAGCTTGATTTTTAACAAGTATGTTATATTGATCAGATATGGCTTGACAATTATCAGTTTTTAAATAAGAAGTAGCTATAGCAACTGATGATGTTAATATAGCTGCTACTAAAAAGGCAACTAGGCGTTGTTTAGGATTTAGTGATTTTATTATGTCGAACATATATTAGTTTTCGTTCTCGTCTTTTGATTTTCTATTAGTAAATTTATCTACAGAAGAAAGTCCCAAGCAACCAAAAGCTAACAATGCTACAGCGTCTACTAAGGCAGTAGAAGGAGCGGTTTCAGTTGGTGAAAAACTATTGTGATACATTGTTATGCACAAAGCAATAGCACACATTAAACCTACCAC